GCGGTATGTGCAACGCTTTAGAAACGCACCATAAGGCTGCTATTGCGTTGCTTCCCGCAATTTTTTTAGTTCATTCATGTTTATCTCAAGTGAATTATATGCAGACCTAAATTCTATCTTTAACTGTGTATCCATATTCTCGAACTCTTCAAACGAACTAAACAGTCTTTCTTTATATTCTGGGTCTTTGAAACAACCCAAATACAGTTCCATGTTCTTATAAGCAACAAAAGCTTCCTGTTCACAGAACTCATTAATTAGAAGCTTCAAATACATGTTGTAAAGGGATTCTTTACTTTCTGTTTTTAAGGATTCAATTAAACCATCTGTTAGTTTGTCCATGTATTTCTGGATAGCTGCATAATACTTTTCAGGGTAATCGTCAATCTCTTTTTGATACTTCTCAGTCTCTTCAAGAGTTGCTTCACCCTTAGGTACTTTGGGTACTTTTACCTTGACTTCCTTGTTAGCTCTGTTGGTAAATTCCCTCATTGAATATAGAGAAATTCCACCATATAGCTCGTCTAAAGTCATGTCGTCAATTGATTTAATATAAACAATTCTTTCATCACTTGTGGGGTCTAGGAGTTTTCTTCTAAGCTCTGCGGTCTTTCTAAGAGAAAACACTCTTGTTTTATTTATATCGGCATCTCCAAGAAGCCTCATGTATACATTTGCTACTACCCCATCCTTTACTACAATCTCAAAATGTTTTCCCCAAGTAAACAGACTTGAAATATTTACGTCATTCTTTTCTACCTGTACCATCTTATATTCCTTTCTTTCCTTAAAAATAGAAAAGGAGCTATAGCTTAAAGACCTTTGAGATTCCTCCCTCTAGTCTGTAAACAATAGCTCCTTTAAATCTTACACCTTGTATAGCTATCTTAAATTGTATTTAAGTTTCTATATGAGAGTTATGCCATTGCACCAGAGTAAACAACGCAAGCAGCGTCTAAACTCTTGAATCCATAAGTTACCTGAGCATTGTTATTAACATTTGATGTATAACCATCACTTGTAATAGTAATCTGTGGTAGGTAAATAGTCTTAAGGACTGTTAGTGCGCCTTCATCGTCGCATGGGTCAACCAACTCAATCTTGAGAGTGAGTGGGGTATCGTCACACGTTTCACCAGGCTGCCATTCAACTCCAGAACCAACCACACCCTCTGTTAGTAATGAAATCAAATCTGTGTCTGTATCTAATACTGTAATTGTACCTTCAACTGTGGGAACCTGTCGTTGATAACCAACTACGGCTCTGTTTCCAAGCTCTTTTACTGCCTGAACGTTCAAGTTACCAGTAATATCTACTGACTGTACTCTTGTAATGCTGTTTGCTGAAATCTGAATACTTACATCTTTCCCTCTGATAGAAGCTGGCATTAGAGTGTCGTTGACATCTGACCAGTTGTTACCTGCGGGATTAGCGTGGTAAACAGCTAGAACTTGGTCAGCTCTAGAGTCACCAGTTGTAAGTGTAACTCCAACTATTCTATATTCTCCGGTAGCTGGTGCTCCGGTTACTTCGGTAAGATAATCTCCGTCAAGTGTAACTGAGAGAGCACGTCTTCCGTTTTTCAATTGAATTGGGGTTTCAGAGAGTGTAAATGTTGTAGTACCTGTTGTATATTTATCTACAACAACGTCATACTTCAAATAACGTCTTTCTGAGCCAATCGCTGTGTATTCTTCTGTTGAATCACCATCTACTTGATAATTGAACTTGAAGTCTCTAACCTGTAGTCTTTTTCCATGAATGGATTTGACATAGTCAGAAACCGAAGCATCCTTAACAAACAGAATAGCGTCTATTTCGCCTAAAGCCGAAATGTCAACACCAGCACCTGGGTAGGCGGCGGCATCTGTTCCAGTGAGTGCGGCAAAGATTTTGATACCAACGTCAAATGCATTAAATGTCACTGTAACGTTTGGTGTATCTTTTACTGTGCCGACGTGACTGGAATTTCCAAGTTCGTCTTTTGCCTCAGAAGGAATATCAGCGGTAAAGCTAACCCTTTGAATTCTTGATGCTTTAAAAGTATCTCTTGGACCAACAACATGAAGTTGAAGTTCCTTAGATGGTACTGCAAGTCTTTGAGCCATTAATTCTTCCTCCGTCAGACTTTATCATTCTTCGTTATGAGAATGACTTGTCCTCTGTAATAGAGTTTTTCATTAACTGTTGGTATTACGTCTATAGGTTCGTATGTTTTAGAAATCACATCTAGGTGATTTACTATGCTTGGAGAAGCGTTTGGGGGAAAACCCTCATTATAATTATAAACGTTAATTCCATTGTCAGTTTCTTCTAATATTTTATAAGCAAAATCGTCACGCTGAGATAGGTTCTTAGCGAAAACGTCAATAAACCATCTCCTGGTTCTTAGTCCAGAATCTCGATTGCCTAGCTCGAATCGTTCCTCTAGCAGTCTTCCGTTAACTACGGAGATTGTGGGAACTTGTAGAATTTCTTTTGGAAATTCATTTACAATCGTAATAAAATCTGTAATAGAAAATAGACCACGAACAAAGTAGTTCATACTCAAATCTTCCAGTCGGTAAATATTTAAGGGTGTTGGCGTCATTTTCTATAAAAATCCTTCCACTTGTCTTGCTGTTAGGTATATCTTCTTTCCCGAAGTCGCTTTACTTATTAGTACTCTTTCGTACTCCTCGCCTGCTCTAAATCTTCTAGCAGCCTCAGCAAGTCTATTCTTATCAACCATTTTCTTAATCTTTGGGTCTAATGAACTAAAGAGTTGTTGATTTTTCCTAATGTCTGTGGCTACTTGTCTTGCTACAGAGGATAGGAGGTCTCTGTCTTTTTCTATTTCTTCTACAAATAAAGACATTCCTGTTACTTCTTCTTCCCAAGCTACCTTTTCTAGATTGAAGGCTGTTTCAAACTCCTTCTTGATTTTAGACTCTGCTGGTTCAATGAAGTTAGCTCCCTTTGAAGGAAAAGGATTGAATGAACCGTCTCCTCTATCAGATGCCATTCCAACAGAACCATGATTTATCAGTGACCAGAAGGGAGCGAGACCGTGTGTTGATTCAATCCTGTCTTCCACTGTTGCAGCATACCTACTTGTTCCATATACATTTTTTAACCACCAATTAGTAGCATGTAGTCCTCTTCCAGAACCCTCTTTTCCTACTTTTACATCATGGCTCTCTCTTACAACCTGAATCCCCCTGGCATAGTCATCTAGAGTTCCTGCTACACTTGCAAATTCAATGCTTGGGGATATTTTTGCACTCCATCCACTACCAGACAAGAATAGTTTATAGATGTCTGAGTCTTTTGCTACCAAATAGAGATAGAGTTTATATAGGGCTTCGTTCTCTTGAAACTCTGTCCCACTAACAGGGAGAGCATCGTCTATCTCTTTCATCAGAATGACTTTAGATGCTTCCTTCAACCCCTCTATAAGTTTTTTAGAAACCTTGTTTGGGTAGACTTCACTTGTTTTTTTTCTTTTCAATCTAGCCCTAGCATTTGGAAGTTCCTTGTTTGTTAGAAAATCTCTAGCCTCTTGCACTCTTATAATATTCTTCTTTGTTGCCGCTAGACCTTCTTCTGTTTCTTGAATGAGGGCTTTTGATTGTTCTGTCATGTTTACCTTATAAGAAATTCAATGTTCCCAAATGTGGCTTTTACAAAAGCCCTAGTTAGTCCATTTAGTTCGTCTAGAACTATTCCTCTAACTTCTGCGTAATCTTCTGGGTCTGAAATTATCCTTTCCAGAGCTTGAAGAATTACCGCTTGTGCTTTCTTGTTTTTATTCCCAATAGTCTTAATAAGAGAAAGTACATCTACTTCCTGAAATATTCCTTGTTCCTTTTCCATTTTACTGCCTTTCCTTTTCCTTTAGAGAAACGATAATACGATTTATCTCTGGAACTCCCCTAAGAATAATCTTATCAACATCCATCTCTCTGTGGTCAACAATAACAAACTGTGAACTGTGTACAATCTCTTCATACCCACCTGAATAAATAAACTTTACAGTACAGTCACCGTTGTCAAGCATACCACCTGTTTCCCAGGATTTGCTCTCGGATTTCCCCCAAGTTACATGTGCGGTTACATCCCAACCACTAAAAGTTTCAAGCCAGTACTCTCCAGAACAAACAGGACAGTATGAATCTGTGGATGTATTGGTTATTGGGTCTAATGAACAGAGCCAACAACCTGAAATGGTATCAATGACATAGAAGGATACTTCCCTTCCGTCCATTTGAATCATCTCATTAATCTGGTCTCTAGTCGTTGTTGGGAATGGGGGTAATGTCATCTTCTTTTCCTACCGTCTCTTTGAAAACCTCAGCCCATTGTTGAGCTATGTATGTCCACTGGTATTCTTTCTTTCTAAACTTCAATAATGACATCTTAGAAAGTGATTCTCTGAGGTCTGCATCTTTGTAGAGAATCTCCAGATTTCTAGCAACCTCTTCTGGAGAAACAAGTTTACCAACTGTTTGGCTGTTATCAAAGGTAATATTAGCTACTGTTTCCATCAGTAATCCACAGTCTCTGAAAAGCTCTTCACATGAGCTATGTCGTGGAACAATTTGTGGAGCACCGGTTACTGCATGTTCGGTGTTTACTAAGCCCCACCCTTCACCTAAAGATGTATTAATTCCAACATCACATGCGTTGTAGATTTGATTCAACTTCGCTAAAGGAACTCTTTGAACCCCCTGATTCAGATTGGTCATAATGATTCTATCATCAATTTGAAATCTTTTCGAGATAGTTCTAACATCAATTGAGGAATCTATAACACCTGTGTGCATGTATAGTTTAACTGTTTTTGGTTTGTTCTTTGCAAATAAACTAAATCCCTCTATTGTTACATCTAGTTTCTTTCTTGGTTGATTTCTGTTCCCATTTAGAACTACAAAGAGTTCTTCTGGGCTTCCCATTCCACTGATAGCATCACCAAATAGCTCTCTCTTAGCATCTGCCCTTGTTCCCTTGAACTGATAAAAATCTTCATTATTAACCCCATGAGGAAGAATTTCCACCCTCATTGTTGGAAACAGTTGATTTATTACTTTCCTACCAAACTCTGTATAAGTAAAAGCCCTAGAAACAATATCGAAGTCTTTGTACCAGTGTTTGTTATGATACAGCGAATCAACTGGGAAGTATACTACTATCTTTGGTAATTTATCCTTTGTTACGTTCTTCTTAATTGCTTCCAGATAATAACTAATTACCCATGCATCATTAAGAATGAATAGAACATCAAACTTGTTGTTCTGTAGCATGGTCACTAACCTATCTATTCCATAAACATTACCATTTGCACCAACCATTGCTGGATAAATGGGAAACTTATAGTCATGTGGGTCTCCCCTGTAGTTGACACCAAGACCCACTACATCAAATTCCTCCGCATTAGGAACGATGATGTTATGTAAAACCTGCGAAAACCCCGTTGGAGTTACTAAATCTCCACAAAATAAAACCCTTAACTTTCCTTTCTCTTCTTCCATCCTGATTTCCTTTCTAGTATTCGTTAGCCCCTGGAATTGAATCCCTTGTTGGAATTCCTAATCTTCTAGTTGGTGGTTTGAGATACCAAAGAAGTTCATTCCAGTCTCTTTGTATAGAGCCTTCTTTTATCTTGCCACTCTCTATATTAGAAACCGCTACTTCTGCGTCTCTCCAGCTTCCTATCGTCCACGAACTGTTTTGGAGTACCCCACTCTTTACCAAAATAGATGCCATTATAATAATCGGTGTCTGGTCGTTGGTCATAATTGTAGGTGGTTCATCTATCAGAAAGGTACTGTCCTCATATCTGGTAACAACATAGGTTGTCTCATCTATGATATACCTAATTCTCCACCAACGCTGTAGGGACTTTAAAGCAGAAACAAGAGCTACCTTTAGCCATTCATCTAAATATCTATAAGCTGTTTCATCTGTATCCCCCAACCTGAATCTAAGTTCTGGCAAAAGAAAGTCTAGCTCGGTTGCATCTGTAATTCCTGACATTATTCCTCTTAGGCTTCCTCAGCCTTTGGTTGATACTCGCTGTTTTGAACTTCTGAAATACGAGCTTCAATAGCTCTAACGATTTTCTCAGACTTTTCATTCTCTTCTGCTATGTTCTTTAGTCTAAAAAGAACCGCTACAGATTCCATCTTATTGAGCGTTGATTGAAGAGCTAAGAATTTGGAGTTAACTACTCCTACAAGTTCCTCATCTGAAAACTGCTCATACGTTTTTTCTACCTTCTCGACCACTTCTGGTCTATTATATGGGATAAGCGTCCCATCATTAAATAGTCTTCTATTCATTCTCTCGAAAAAGACCTTTTCTTTCTCGCTCCAGACATCTATAATACAGCTTTCCAAATCCCTTTTTGGGTCTCCTTTTACAATAATCTGTGTTGGGGCTTCCATAAAAGTATCCCATAGAGTTACTGCTGCCTGTGCCAAAATTGTTTTCTTATATGACTGGTATGGTTTACTACCATTCATTGCAGAAAAAAGCTCATTTCTTCCTAATACTGTTGACGTATCCATTAATTAAAAATCCTTTCTAATTTTTATTTTATAAAATAGGAGGAGGAAGTCTATATAGCAAAGCTAAGCAAAGCTATCAAATATCCATCCCCCTCCTATAATTTATATATTTAAACTATTTCTAGTTTAGACTAGCTTAACCCACCTAGAACAAAGATACCATCGGCTCGGTCAATAATCATACCGAACTGTTGATAGAGTTCCAAGTACCACTGGGGTGGAGTTGGGTTCATGTCAGTCCATTCCTTTGTTCTAACTTCGCCATAAGTAATGAATTCACCAACATTCTCACCAATGACAAGAACCTTGTCAGTTGGCAATTGAGCTGTGTGGTCAATTGGGTTATTATAGGTCTGTTGAAGAGCAAGGATTGGAGCACCATAATACTTGCCAAGCCAACCTGTCTGCATAATCTCAGAGATATTTGCAGGAACAGCCTGTAGGTTCGAGCCATCTGACCAACCAGCACCAAATGTGGTTACTGGAGTGAGAGCTGCACGGGTTCCTACAACTGCACGAACTCCGCCTGTGGTCTGATTAACATAGTCAATAGCATTTTTCAATGCGGTTGATGTTAATGCTCCACCGACGTTTGTGAAGTTGTTTGGAGTATTTCCAACAGTCCATACTGTTGAAAGAGCTAAGAAGACCTTATTCATATAATAGTCTCTTAGTGATGCTTGCATTTCATTTCTAATTTCATCAATAGAACCAAGTTCACCGGATTCTAATTCCCATTCGTTAAAGTGAATTTTAACATCGCCACCGTCCAACACATAGTTGATTCGGTCACGAACTGTAATCTCACTTGCGAGATGAATTGAACCAGGAACTAAAGTTCTAACCTTAGCACCGGAGCGTACTTTCTTTACGAGAGCATCCAAAATTGTTACTATCTAAAAGATAGGCTACATTCATTT